CTCGTTTCCAAAGAAAATAAAATTACTTGCCGCAGCCGGGAGAGAATCCGGGGGCTGCAGGCGCACCGCAGAAGTTTGTCCACTTGGCAAACTGATATCTCAAAGTCAATTCAAGTGTAGCTTCTTCGTTGCTGGAGTAGTCCAAATCACCGAAGTTTACACTCTGGGGCCAGCAATCAAACATTTGCCACATTTCAATATTCTGACCACCACCATCAAGCATGGTCAGAGTGCCAAGCGCACCATAGCCACCGGGGCCAGAGGCGTTGGTTGACATGCGAGGATTGGCTCTTGTGTCAGAATTGGATAGGAAGTCATAAACTGAGCCGATCCAGTCATAAAGATAAAGAATGGTATCAGCACGAACAGGGGCTACATCATAGTAAGTTACGCTGACTGTTTCAAATGTAGCTTTGCCCGGAATGTACATCTTGCCATGCAAGTAGTTAATCTCGGTTTCTTCGAAGCTGATATTAGGTCTTGAAGCAACTTTTACATAGTCAGGAGGCACAGCCTTAGCACCACCGTTAATGCCTGTTACTGCAAAAGTCCATCTAAATTTTCTCTTGAAAAATAGGCCCTGTGATAAGCCTAATTTTCCTATACCCATATTTGTTGCCATATTAATTTCTCCTTATATTACCTTAAAACCGATGTACTTTCTGTGAAGCTACCTGTACGATGCAAGCTGAATTCGATAAAGATGAATTCAGTTGCTCTGGTGGGTTGCAAACCAATCTGTGCCCTCATTTCATTTCTGTCGATGACATTAGGTGTATTCAACTCTTCATCGCACTTGATTGTGTAGTCGTAAACACCACTATTGGCTTTAACTGTCTGCAAAATGCTTCCAGCAATATTGACAAACTTCTCTCTTAATTCGGCTGTGTGAGGTTCGAATAGCAATCCTCTGGCCTGAGCCCTTAGCTGCTTCTCAACATAGAACAACATTCTACGAACATTAACTCTGTCAAGAGCAGTCGGAGTACGCTGAAGAGTCTTTTGGCCCCAGATTAGATAGTTGTCGTTACCAACATACTTAACAATTGGGTTAACAGCGTTACCGTTGCCATAAAGAGCATCTTTTTCAGCCAAGGTTGGAACCATGGCTAGACCTGTGCAACCGGGTATAATACCACGAATAATGCCAGCAGGAGCAAACCAAGGGAAGCTAAGATTGTCGGACCTAGCAAAAGCAGTTACAATGCCACAGCTAGGTGGAATAGTAACTTCTAGACCATTGTAGGTGTCACGATATTTAATCCAAGGCCAGTACAACGCTGCGAAGTCGGAGTCAAAGCGAATATTATTAAGTGCGCTCTGACCATTTTGCCACTGAATTACTTCAGTTGGTGTGAAACCAGAAGGAGGATCAATGATGGCAAAACAATCTTGGCGGTAGTTTGAGCAAAGATTAATCAAAGCCTGTATAACTGCAGTGGAAGTAGCTCCGGGTACTGCGATTGTATCGATATCAGTCTGCTCAGGTTCGCTGAATGCATTTAAACCACTTAGATTAAGGGGATCACCAATCAACAAGTATTCTCTTAATTCTGGCTCAGTTGTGGGAGGAACACCGTCAGTTCCACCTGAGAGGAAGAGTAATCCTGCACCACTCTGAGGAGAATTAGCTGGAGGGGAAATTACATCAGTGTTGTCAACAACGCTGATGTAATTGCTTAATGAGCTAATATATGTTTCGACATAATACTGTGATGTTGGGTCTTTTGTAAGGTTGCCCCATGACTCAACTTGAGTTATAACCTGAGTCAAAGGGTTTTTCATGAAAACCTTAAGATTGAAAGTGCCACCTGACGGATCATTTGTGCAAACAACAAAAATATTGTTGCACTCGCTGCCGGGAGTATCACCAGTTACTTTGAATGAATAATCAGTCGATGCAGCAGCTACACCACGAATGATGGCGTAAGCACTTGATCCTGTATCATTGGAAGAACCGCTAGTACTGACACCTGTTACTGCGGAAGATGTGTCGAAGCCAAGAGGGGCAGCCAGAGTGCCAGTTGACTTAACAGCAATCTTAGAATCTCTACCATAACCAGATGCAGTTAATCTTACGCTGTTTGATACGGTAGAAGCAGTAAACCCACCAAAAAGAGTGGGGCTAGCGGCAAGCTGGGCATTGATTTCGTTAGCAATCTGAGTAGCACTGCGAGTACCATATCTTAAGTTGTTCAAGTTAATAATTTGAATCTTGCCATCATAATTGACATTTCCAGTACCTTCCACCACAACATGCAAATTTAGATTTGTCATAGATGTGTCAAATATGTACTGGCCAAGACCAGTGTAGCCATTCAAAGGGTAACGATCAACAGATGCTGTAATAACAGCTTTTGTACTATCTGTAGCTAATCCAAACAAATTGTTTGTATTTACATATATTGAACCGACAGTTGTATAATCTAC